AGCACTACTAACACACGTTCAAATGACGGTGCCACAATTGGCACAGGTGAATTTGATTTCTCTAAATTGGATATGAAGAATCCTGCAGATAGACAAAAATACAAGCAGGCTCGTGAAGCAGGCTTAATTTAACGCCAGACTAAAAGGAGAACGTTGTTATGGCTAACAATACCACAATCAACAGCGAACTATTTACAAAACTATTAGGTGATGCACAATTCGCAGCCTATGAAAATAGTATCGCACGTCAAATCGTAACACCTTTTGACTATCCTGCAAACGCAGGTAAAATACTACAGATCCCAGTGTATTCAGCAGTTACCGCAGGTGACTTGACTGAAGGGACTGCACCAAGTGCCGCTGACACAAACACAACTTCAGTGGATCTAACACTAGGTGAAATCGGAACATATTTCCAAATCACTGATATGCTACGTGACTCAGCAGAGCGTGACGTAATCGCAGACCTAGGTGCTCAAGCAGGTCGTGCTATCGCAGAGAAAATGGACAGCGGCGTATTTGACCTGTTCAACTCATTCACAAACTCAGTAGGCACAGAAGACGGTGCTATCACTGTTGATAACATCTTTGAAGCAGTATCAACACTACGTGAAAACAAAGTGGTTGGTCCTTTGGCCGCCGTTGTTTCACCTCGTCAGGCTCTACAGTTGAAGAAAGAACTTGCAGGAACTAGTGGTGCAAACCTAACAGCAAGTGAATTAGGTAACTCAGTACTACGTGGTTACTACATCGGTTCATTAGCAGGTTGTGCAATCTACGAATCAAGCCTAATCAAGCGTGACTTAGACACTGACACAGACTTAGAGTTGAACGCAGTAGGTGCAGTATTTGCTCCAAGTGCTATGGCTCACGCAATGCGTGGTGGCATCGCAATGGAAACTCAGCGTCAAGCGGCTGCTCGTGCAACTGACGTGATGATGAGTGCTGTTGTCGGTCAAGCAATTATGCAAGACGGCCACGGTGTTAAAATCGTAGGCAGCGACAGCGACTAATAGGAGAGTAAGCAATGGCCTTCATACGTGAAAATGATACAGTAGTAAGTTTCGCAGAGTACAGTGATGTAACTGCGAAAGACCAAAGACTGTTCGATAGCAATGAAGGCTTGACTGACGATGTGGTTGAAGAAGCCCTAGAAAGAGCGACACAGCGTATATTGGATCAATTACGCAGTTCGCAATGGTGGCGTGAATATTATTTGAAACGCACAAACGACACTTTTAGAACGGTAGCAGATATCCCAGCATTGGATCCGGATAAGATCATAATGCGTACTTCAGACTTCACAGAATTGTGTGTCTATTGGGCTCTTGCTGATTATATTCTTCCTAGTGTTGCCAATTTTGGTGATGAACAGGACGATGACAGAAACAAGATGGGATATTACCAATCTCGCCGTACTGAACTTTTCGGGGAACTTCTAACAGCAGGCGACTGGTATGATTTTGATGACGATGCAGTAGTGCAAAGTGATGAAAAATCACCGGGAGCATTTAATCTGAGAAGGATAAGATAATGAGAGAACAGGTTCTTGCACAAGTTCGCAGTTTGGCACCCACAGGATATAAGATATCCAAGGAATTGCCCTACGACGAAAGTGGGACTGCTCTTTATTTGAAAAATCCAAAGACTATCTATGTTGATGCTACAAACATTGACAATGATACGTTTCTTTCTACACTAGATGGAAGCAACTTTAGCAATCAGATTACATCAGTTAGACTTTACTTTACTATTGACGCAAAAAACATTCCGGCTGACTATGACACTTTAGTCACCAACCTGAGAGCAATCAAAGAATCTTTGAACATCTCAGGGGCAATCAACAGAGAATCGTTTGTCTCTACAGATTACCAAGGTGATGTGTTGATTAGCGAGTTGGAATATAGATTGACCAGACTTAACTAAGGAGAATAGACTATGGCATATATCTATCCAGCCCCAGGTTCAGCAGGTGACGTTGCTATTACGATTACAACTAACAGCGGTACAGACTCAACAGGTCTAGTATTAGCCGCAGTACAAGACGTAACTATTAACAACGCCAACGATGTTTTTACTTGGCAGCAATTGGACCAGGGTTCGAAACTACAAATCGCAACCACTGCAACAAACTCAATTTCAATGAACATTGTTCTTGATCAAAACACTTTCTTCGGTGCAACAACCGTAGGCGAAGATGCTCAAACAGCAGGTATCTTTGGACTGTCAAAAGACAAGACTAAAATTGACTTTGAAATTTACCTAGGTGATAAATCAGATGCACAAACAGGATCAAGTGGTAAAACACTTTCAGGTTCTGGTTATGTAACTGGTCTAGCACCAACTGTTTCAGCACAGAGCCCTGTGTGGGTATCACCAATCACTATTACAGTGGATGGGGACTATACTGTTGCCTAAAACAGTAAATACCTTACGCAGAGCGTGGGGGTGACCAAGGAATTGGGGGGTTTTTGCCCCCCTTTTTCTTTTGTGACTAAATACTATTGATAGACAGACAAGGAAAGATAGATGGATATACTAGATCAAAAAACAGACAAAGAACTTCTACAGAGCGTTCTAGCAGAATGTGCAAAAGCCAAGAATGAAGTAGTAGAAGCAGAAGACGACATTAAGAAAATCAAAAGCAGATTAAGTTTTCTTATTGTACTTGCAAACAAATTGATAGATAGACAGGAGTAAGAGATATGCAGTTAAAAGAATTAGCAGCCAAACCCAAACTTAACAAAGTAACACTAGACACTGACAACATCGTTAGCCTATATGGAGAACCACTAGAGTTCTATATGTGGGATAGACAGGATGTTCCAACCTTCCTAAAAATAGTCCAAATGAAAGAAGACAAATTAGCAATCTTTAATTTGCTAAAAGATGTCGTGTTGGATGATCAAGGTAATCCTGTTCTTGAAGATGGTGAAATGTTACCAATGGAAGTTATGGTTGCAGTTATAGAAGGAGTTGTGAAGAACTTGGGAAATTCGCAGCCCCAGACTATAGCATCTTAAGTAGTGAATTGGTTGCTTGGCTAACAATCGACTTCACTGCAAGAAGATATGGTTGTCTGCCAAGCCAACTGCTCAAGTCTGGGGATACCGTTGATCTAAGAGCCGCTGAGATAGCAGTTAATTATGAGAGATGGGTAAAAGAAAATCCGGGTATCAAAAACGATCACGGCTTCACACAAGAACAGTTATTGGAGAAAATGCAAAATGCGAAGAATAAGCAGGGCAGGACTGAACAGCAGACTGAGAAGGATTGAACGTTTCGCACGTGACCTTCCGAGTAATGCTCACAGTGAATTCGTAGATGTGACGCCTTATAGAACAGGCAACGCAAAACGTAGAACTATTCTTCGCAACAATGAAATCCAAGCAAATTACAACTATGCTCAAAGACTTGAAAAAGACCACACAAGCCGCCAAGCACCTAATGGAATGAGTGAGCCTACAATAGCGTGGATAAGAGCACAACTGAGAGGGCTTAACTAATGGCAACAATACGTGACCGTTATATATTAGAAGTAGATACAGTAGGCGGTGTTCGCTCAATGGGCAATGCTGCCGCAGCCTCAGGAAGGCTAAGTGGAGCACTAGGTGGCATAAGGGGTGTAGCAGGTATAGCCGCAGGTGCTCTTGCTGCCGTTGGTGCAGGTGCATTTATTAGGAATGTTGCTGAAGCAACTGCTGAAATGCAGGACCTTACTACTACACTTGAAACTGTTACAGGTTCAGCAGAAGGTGCCCAAAACGCACTAGACTTTATCAATGACTTTGCTACTACTACACCTTTTGATATACAAAACCTAACTGAAGCATTTATTAGACTTGAAAACGCAGGTATAGCACCCACACGTGACCTAATGACAACACTAGGTGACGCTGCCGCTGTTTCAACTGACAAAGTGGGTGCTCTAGAAGCGGTTACTCAGTTATTTGCAAGATCAGTCCAAGGTGGCTTAGGCTTAGAAGACTTGGATAGACTTGCAGATAGAGGTATCAACGTATATGGTATCATTAGAGAAGAACTAGGTCTTACACGCCAAGAAATTAGTGAATTTGGTAAAACGGCAGAAGGTGCTGCCGAAATACAGCAAGCACTCCTAGCAGGATTCGAAAGAGAGTATGGCGGTGGTATGGCTAGAGCCGCTGACAACCTCAGCACTTCATTGTCCAATATGGGCATTGCAGCCAACAACGCCTTGATCGCAGTTGGTGAAGGTGGCCTAGCAGAAGGACTACAGTACGCAAGTGAATTCATCAGTTCATTCTTAGTAGAGAACGAAGAACTTGCTACTATGTTGGGCGAAGTACTTGGTGATGCGATACGTGGCATAGTTGATCTCATAGACGGATTAATAACAGCATTTGAAGAGGGCGGTCCGCAAGTAGATTTCCTAAAGACATCATTCAATGCTCTTGGTGATGTGTTTATTGCAGTATTTGAAGCAATAGGTCCTATAAAAGAAGCACTAGAACCACTTGCTAACATCATATTCCCTGCACTAGGCGAAGTGATTGAATTTGTTGCAGGTGTATTAGTAACACTTGTAGAAGGCTTTGCTGATTTTGTTACAGGTATCTCAGAAGCAATAACAAGTGCTGACAGTTTTGGTGAAGCAGTCACAGGAGCATTTAGTTCAATCTACGACACTGTGGTTGGTGTTGTTTCAAGCCTAGTCACACAAGTAACTGACCTATTCCAAGGCTTGTATGATGCACTTTGGGGCAACTCAATCATCAAAGATCTTATCAATGGAATCGTTGAAGGTTTCACAGGACTAGACGTAGATCTAATTGGTATTATTGACACACTTGTACAAAACGTAATTGACGCATTTGGCAGACTGTTTGGTAACATTGTTGATGGCATTGGTGGTGCAATTGAAGCAGGACTTGACAGAGTTTCAGAAGCATACCAAGCGTTCAAGGATAGATTCTTTGGTGACAGTGAAGACATTGAAGATGCTGCCGACAACACAAGAAGTGCCCTAGAACAAGCACTAGAAGGTGAAGGACTAACAGCAGCCGCTGTCGCAGCCGCAAGTGAAGAAGTAGCAAACCTAGCAGACAGCCTTAACACTGTAACACCACTCATAGAAGATCACGCAGAAGACCTAGAAGGCATAGCAGAAAGTTATGAAAGCATCAGTGAAAGCATTGAAACACTCAATGAACTGATGGAAGAATACACTGAAGCAGTTGAAGATCTAAATGACGCAAAAGACAACGAAGTTGAATACGCAGAAGAACTTGTAGAACTGTATGGCGAATTGAATCCACTGCTAGAAACTGCAAAAACACACTACAGTGAAATGGTTGATAATCTTGTTGTAATCAATGAGAATATGGCAAGCCTAGTTCCTACACTAGAAGAAAACACCGCAGGTTATGAAAATCTAACTGATGTAATGGACTCAAACATTACAGCACTAGAAGACCAAGTGGATGCCACAGCAGAACTAGGCGATGAATTAATCAATGTACAAGATGGCGTGAATGCGTATTTGCAAGGATTGACCACAATGTTTGAAATGACAAACTCAAACATTTCAGCAACTGAACAACTTACAGCAAGCCTAGCAAGGATGGCAAGCCAAGCAGAACGAGCACAAATCACAGCACAGAGAGCAACACAAGCACTCAACGCTCAAGCAGAGGCTGCACAAGCCGCTGTGGCACCACAAAGCACACAGCGAGGCACACAGAATGCCCTAGACAGAGTAGCCAACTTCTTTAATGGATTCGCAGGCGGATTCCAAACAGGTGGTTATATTCCAAGTGGGCAGTTTGGATTGGTCGGAGAAGCAGGACCGGAACTTATATCAGGACCTGCACAGATCACACCACTAGACGCTGTTGGCTCAGGTGCCAATCAAAACATAACCTACAACATCAACGCAACAGATGCACGTTCATTTAGAGAATTGGTAGCACGAGATCCGGGCTTCATACACGCCGTGGCACAAAGAGGAGCAAGTGCAATTCCGGGAGGTAGAAGATAATGGGTTTTCAAACAATCATAGACAATGCGTCAAACATTAAATTTGACAACAAAGGTATGACTGCTACTACAACCACAAGAAGTGGTTATACAAGGGCAGTGTCAAGAGGAGGTCAGCCTTGGATATTTGAAGTTGAATTTCCAAGTGGTCCTGATTGGCGTGACTACAGACGTTTGGTTGCTGACATAATGGACAATCAAATGCACACACCACAAAAGATCTATTTCGCAAATCACGATTGGATATTTGGTTATCAAGGCAACTACGGCTCAACATTTAGTGCGGCATTTACACAAGGCCTAAGAACACTTACTCTACAGAACAGTGCCACAAGTGGTTACAACTTTAGGGTTGGTGATATACTGCAACTAGGTGTTAATGGACAGGTCTATCAAGTTGTAGAAGATGTTCCTTACACACAAACAAGTGTCAAACTGCACAGACCAATCATAGAAGAATCAAGCACAGGAGTGAATATACTCAAAGGCGTACAGTGTGGATTCAATGTGTATTGCACACAACTACCTAGATTCAATATGTTCTCAATCAACCAATTTGGTTTTGATGGACCCTTTATATTTACGGAGACATATGATTAATGGCAACAATAGAAGATTATACGTCAATAAGAACTGCACTAATCATCAAAATAGATGTTGATTACTATTGGAATGGCAGTGGCTACAGTTACCAAGCACTAACATTCACAGACAACTACACTGATATGGAATTTGATGGATTGACCTACACAGCACTAGGAAGGCTGCTGAGTGTGTCACCTATCACAAGTGAATTACGCAGTACAAGCCAAAGTCTTGTTATTAGTGTGAGTGGCATACCAAATACAT